TAGCAACAACTTTAGAAGTTGGAGATGAAATTGTTACAGCAGATGCTAATATACTTCCAACAGGAATATCTGCAACATCTTCATTAGGAACAGCAACAACAAGAACAGATAATGTATTCTCTGTTACAGGTAATGAAGCAACATCAACACTTGGAAATGTTGTAAATATAGGTAAAGCTGTAATAGAACCTGAAGGAGTTATAGGAACAGGTGGTATACAAGGAGTTAATATTTGGGGTATTGTAAATACATCACAAACAGCAGATTATCAAACAATAACAACAACACAAACATCTAATTATCAAGAAGTATCAACAACACAAAATCCAGACTGGAGCGAAGTTGCTTGATACAATATAATTAATACGAGGAATAAAAAATGGCAAGTTCATATGTAAATGATTTAAGATTAAACGAGATGGCTACTGGTGATGCTAGTGGAACATGGGGTGATACTACAAACACCAATCTTGAGTTAATAGCAGAAGCTTTTAGTTATGGCACAGAAGCCATTACAACTAATGCTGATACGCATACTACTACTATAGCTGATGGAGCTACAGACCCAGGCAGGTCTATGTTCTTAAAATATACAGGTACTTTAGACTCTACTTGTACTATTACTATAGGACCAAACACAGTCTCTAAATTATGGATTATAGAAAATGGAACATCTGGTTCTCAATCTATTATTATTAAACAAGGGTCTGGAGCTACAATAACGATACCTTCTGGTAAAACTAAAGTTATTTATTCAGATGGTGCAGGTTCAGGTGGAGCAATGTTTGATGCTTTTGCCTCTTTAAATTTACAAACAAGTGGCATTATAGAAACATCCGCTTCAATACAAACAGCTCTTATAGAATATACAGATGGCGATGATGCTATGACCATAGCAGATGGCGGTGGTGTTACCTTTGCACAAACAGCTACTTTTAGTGGTGATATAGATTTAGCTGGTTCTATAGACGTAGACGGAACTACCAACCTAGACGTAGTAGATATAGACGGAGCTGTAGATATGGCTTCTACCTTACAAGTAGACGGAGCTATTACAGGTTCAAGCACAATCAATGGCGTAGGTATTAATGTAATAGAAACTGAAAGTATATTAATAAGTAATGATGGTGTCACAGGAACTATTAATTCTGCTCTAAGAAACACAGGTTTAGGCTATGAAGTATTTGATGACTTAACGACAGGTGATGATAATACTGGTATGGGTCGTAGAGCTTTAACTAAAGTAACTACAGGTAGTTCTAATGTTGCTATAGGTTCAGGAAGTATAGAACTTAATACTACAGGTAGTTCAAATACAGCTATTGGTAATGGTGCTTTATATGCAAATACAACTGCAGATAACAACACAGCAGTTGGTTCTAGTGCTTTAGTAGCAAACACTACAGGTACAAGAAATGTTGCTATGGGTGCATTAGCACTTGATGCTAATACTACTGCTGATAATAATGTAGCTGTAGGTTATAATTCTGCAACAGCAAATACTACAGGAGCAACAAATGTTTCGGTTGGTTCTGAAAGTTTTGCTACTAACACAACAGGTTCTAGTAATGTAGCTCTTGGGTATGGTGCATTGTATTCAAATACAACAGCAAGTAACAACACAGCAGTTGGTAGGGATGCTTTAGTAGCAAACACTACAGGTGCTTCAAACGTAGCTGTAGGTGCAAATGCTTTAGACGCTAATACTACAGCTTCTGATAACACAGCAGTTGGAACAAGTGCATTAGGTGCAAACACTACAGGAGCTAGTAATACATCTATCGGAGATGACACCATGCTTAGTAATACTACTGGAAGTCATAATGTAGCTTTAGGTGCTGGTGCTTTAGCAAGTAACAGTTCAGCTTCAAACAACACAGCAGTTGGTAGAAGTGCTTTATTAAACAACACTACAGGAGAAGGAAATGTTTGTGTTGGTGGTTACTCTTTAGATGCTAATGTAGATGGCGACTTAAATACAGCACTTGGTTATAATGCTTTAACTGCTAACACCACAGCAGATGGAAATACAGCAGTCGGTAACAATTCACAAGGAACAAATACTACAGGTGCTAATAACACTTCTGTTGGTAATCAGTCTTTATCAGCAAACACTACAGCCTCAAACAACACAGCAGTTGGTTATCATTCTCTATTATCAAACACTACAGGTCAATATAACGCAGCAGTTGGTAAAGGTGCATTAGCTGCAAATACCACAGCAGATAACAATGCTGCTTTTGGTTTTGAAGCCTTAACCTCTAATACGACTGGTACAGGTAATGCTTCTGTTGGCAGACTAGCACTTGGTAGTAACACAACAGCTTCAGATAATACAGCAGTTGGTAATGCAGCCTTATATGCAAACACTACAGGGACTGAAAATGTTGCTGTGGGTGGTTTAGCATTAGATGCTAATACTACTGCTAGTGGTAATTCTGCATTAGGTTATGCTGCCTTAACAGCTAATACAACTGGTGCATCAAATACTGCTGTAGGTCAATCTGCTCTACAAGCAAACACTACAGCAAGTAACAATACCGCAGTTGGTAAATCAGCTTTAATAGCAAACACTACAGGTGCTCAACAAGTAGCAATAGGTGGTTCAGCTTTAGAAGCAAACACTACAGGGTATAACAATACTTCTGTTGGTTGGGAATCAATGAAAGCAAACACAACTGGCTATCTAAATGTCGCAGTTGGTCAACAATCTATGTTAGCAAACACCACAGGTCATTTGAATGTTGCTGTGGGTCATAACTCTTTAGCTGCTTGTACAACAGGTACAGAAAACACAGTAGTTGGTGATAATGCTGGTGCTGCAATAACAGAAGGTGGTGGGAATGTTTGTGTTGGAGCAAATGCAGGTGATGCACTTACTGGGGGTAATGGTAAATGGAATACTGCACTTGGTTATTATGCTTTATCTGACTCAACTGGACATTTTCAAAATACTGCTGTTGGTCAAAGTTGTTTAAGTTCTAATGCCAATCATGGTAATACAGGTGTTGGTTCAAACTGTCTATCAGGTAATACTGGTGGAAGTGCTCTTGTTGGAATGGGTTATTTTACCTTACATAACAATACTACTGGCGATGGTAACACAGGAATTGGACAGGAAGCACTTTATGCTAACACTACAGCCTCTAACAACACAGCAGTTGGTCTAAAGGCTTTACAAGCAACTACCACAGGTACTCAAAATGTAGCAATCGGTGCTTATGCAGGTGATGCATACACCAATGGTGATGAAAATATAATTATTGGATATACTGCTGAAATATCTGGTGCTGGTGGACATAATCAAATAGTTATGGGTAGAGGTGCTGTAGGTAATGCTAATTTATCATTTTGTTTTGGTGAAGGAACAAATGATTCAGCTATAGCTTTTGGTGCTACTTCAATTACAGCTCCTTCAGACATTAGATTAAAAGAAGATATACAAGATGAAAAAGTAGGACTAGATTTTATAAACGATTTAAGACCTGTTACTTTTCTTTGGAAAAAAGAAAAAGATATACCTTCAGACATGAGAGCATATGAAAAGGGTTCTGAAGAAAGAACCATGAATGGTAAATATAATCATGGTTTTATAGCTCAAGAAGTTAAAGAAACTATAGATAACCATAATTTAAAAGAAGGCTTTGATATGTGGTCAGAAGATGAAGCAGATGGCAGACAAAGAGTTGCACCTAATGCTTTAATGTCTGTAATGGTCAAAGCAGTTCAAGAACTGTCTACGCAAGTAGATGAATTAAAAGCCGAAATAACAACTTTAAAAGGAGAATAATATGACTGTAGAACCTAGAACAGTAACATCAATTTTATTAGCAGGAACTGATAGCGTAAACTTAATTGACGGTGTAAAAGCTGGAACTTGGAATGTTGAAAGAATGACACAATCTGAAATAAATGAAATGGTACAAAGGAACGTAGACCACTTAGAACTTATTTTAGAATACAAACCTGTTGATAGTGATGATGATACACCCAATGTAAAAGGAGCAGCAGATAGTAAAAAGACTACTCACGTTGCAGCTATTGCTACTGGTAAGAAATACATAACTGACAACAGTTAATAAGATTTCAATTTGATTGCATAATGCATTATAATTAAACTTTAACTAACTATAAGGTATTAACATGAACGAAAAAAAATTAACAAAAGAACAAGAATACTGTAAAGCACAAATTTCAGATTTAATGCAAAAACAAGCTAATTTAAATTTTCAATTAGACCAAGTAAAAGCAAGCTTATCAGTATTTAATAATTTAATGGCAGAAGAAACAAAAAAAGTTTCTGAAGAAGTTATTAAAAAAGAAGAAAAATCCGAAGATACCAAAGGAGGTAAATAATGGATATAGTAATGAGTATGGTAACTTGGGTTACATTAATAGTAACTGTTTCAAGTTTAATAGCAGCAACAACATCAACTCCTAAAGATGATGTTTGGATTGGCAAAATATATAAATTTATTGATATGTTAGCTTTAAATATAGGTAAAGCTAAAGAAGTAGCACCAAAAAAGTAATGGCAACTGTAAAAGATGCTTTAAATGCTATAGAGTCTCACGAAAAAGAATGTAGAGCTTTGTATAAAAGTATTGATAAAAGATTGGAAGATGGCTCAAAACGATTTGATAAATTAGATAATATGATTTGGGCAGTTTATCCTTTTATTGTTGGAGTTGTATTTTTAGCTAAGTTTGTATAATGAGCAGACAAAAAAAATCAACAGTTAATAAAGCTGGCAATTATACTAAACCAGGTATGCGTAAGCGTATATTTAATAGAATTAAAGCTGGTAGTAAAGGTGGTAGACCTGGACAATGGTCTGCTCGTAAAGCACAAATGGTAGCTAAAGCTTACAAAAAAGCAGGCGGTGGATATAAATAGTGTCCTACCTTATTAGTAACATACCGCATTTTAAATGCTGGGTTAGAAAAGAATTTACTACTAATCATCAGCATGGTCATGGAGAATACCTACACGCATTAGCAATAGCTGTTAATACTATTCCAGATAGGTCATTAAGTTTTCAAGTAGTTTTTACTGGATGTGAAGCAGAAGATGATGAATCTAATGTTCATGGCGGTGCAATGTGGGCTAGGATGCCAATACAAGCTCTTGTAGCAGATATTCCTGTTGCAGAGTGGGCAAAGCCTATGGAGGACCATTTAGCTCAACCTTGGGACTGTGAAGCACGCAATCATTCTGTTGTAGTTATGGACAGAGTAAGCAGTAGTCCTTGGATATGTAAAATTAATAATAATTTTTATCAAGGCAAATATTTATTTACAGTTGATTACACAGGAAACTCTATAGCTGATTGTCCTGCTCAACATAAACAATCTCATGTTATATATATTACAGAAGATTGTGAATGGAAAGGTAATATAGTTGCTTTACCAAATAATAGAGTAAGGGCTACAAGTCCTGCTTTATGGGTTACAGGAGAAGGTCCACCAGATTTTGCTCCATCACAACACATACATTCAGCAGAAGGTCACGAGAGTTATCTTGACCCACTAACAACATTTAACAATTTATACAGCGAAGGACCTGAAATAGATGAAACTTAATAGACGACAAAAAGAAACTTTAAAAAAACATAGTAAACATCATACAAAAAAACATATGGACGAAATGATAAAAGTTATGAAAAAAGGAACTAAGTTTGGTGATGCTCATGAAAAGGCTCTAAAAAAAGTAGGTAAATAATGCCTCTTAAAAAATCTCAAAGGTCATTAAAAGATTGGGGCAAACAAAAGTGGCGTACCTCTAGTGGCAAACCAAGCAAAGGTAAAAAAAGATATTTACCTGACGCAGCATGGAAATCTTTAACAAAAAGTGAAAAAGCTGCAACCAATAGAGCTAAAGCAAAAGGCAATAAAGCTGGAAAACAATTTGTAAAACAACCAAAAAAAATAGCAAAAAAAACAAGGAGCTACAGATAATGAATGAAGAAAGATTTAGCGGAGACATGAGTCGTAATGAGGTTGAAATAGACCTTAATAAATTTATGGCTATGGTTCAAGAAATTGGTGAATTAAAACAAAAAATCATGGAATTAGAGAATGATAAAGAACCTGATAATCCTTGGCAAAACTGGATATGGTTATCTAATATGATAGATGCCTGGAGAATATTTCCAAGAATGTTTTTAACAGTTTATATAGTTTTACTTTATAAATGTACTATTTGGTTTATGGAATTAGATGCACCAACTTTTGAACAATCTGGTCTTATATCTGTTGTTGTAGGTGCAGGTGCTGCTTGGTTTGGATTATATGCAGGAACAGCTAAAGATAAAATAAATAGTAAATAATGGAAGCATTTGACCTTATAGAAAAGGTCGGATTGCCTATAGCAGGTGGTCTTATTATGGGTTATTTTATATTTCTTATTATGAAACAACTTATGGGAAATCTTGTAAGCGATATTAAAAGTATACAAGGTATTACTAAAATGCTTATTACCAGAGCATCAATAATGAATAACGATATAATTCGTATTGATACATCAGTATCTAGTGCTTTAAATTTAAAACCAGACTTAGACAGAATAGCGAGAGCAGAAAACTTTGTTGAAGATGGAAAAATAGACGCTAGAAGAGATTAATGGATATAGTTGTACTGGTAGAAAAGTTTGGCTTTACAACCATTATGGTAGTTGGTTTAGGTTATTTTGTTTATTTTGTATGGCAAACAATTACTAATACAATAGACCCTGCTGTATCAGAAATGAAAAAAATAATTATTAGACTTACTGACCAACTTCGTCTATTAGACCAAGATATGATACGCTTACAACAAAAAGTAAATACTGTTTTAGAACTAAAAGAACAAGAGGTGAATAAAAATGGTAAAAAAGAAACTAACAAAAAAACAACTTAAAAAAGAAGAAGCTGAAAAAAATAAAGTTTTATGGTTTGTAATCGCTATAGGATTTGCTTTATTTATAGGTATATTTATACAAAACTTACGAGCAGACCAAATAGTTCATAAATTTAAATCACCTAGTTTTAATGGTGTTGGTACATCATCTCATTATCTAACTATAGAAAACCAAGAGTTTAGTCGTAAACTCACTATTAAAGAAGAAATAAAAGCATTACAGGATGAAATAGAAAGAGAAAAAGAAAACTCTACTCTTGCAAGATTTATGCGTAACCTTGAATCAAGAGTATATGCAGAACTATCTAGGCAATTAGTAAATAATCTTTTTGGAGAAACTCCTTCTTCTTCAGGCACTATAACTTTAGAAGGCAACACCATAGAATACACAAGTGATGGTGTGACATTAACACTTAAAATAACGGAAGCAGATGGAACAATTACTGAAATTACGATTCCTATTGGTACTTTTACTTTCTAGTTGTTCTATATTTAACCAATACGAAGATACATACGAACAAAGATTTAAGTCAAAAGATGTAGTTCATATATCTGAATTACAATCAATAGAACTAGCTAATGTTATTAAACCTGTAATAAAACCTGTTGTAGCAGTTTATCCATCAGCATTTACAGACCAAACAGGACAAAGAAAAAGTAATAGTGAGTTTGCCTTATTTAGTACAGCTATAACTCAACAACCAAATGCATTGCTTATAAGAGCTTTAAAACACGCAGGTAATGGTGATTTTTTTACAGTTGTTGAAAGAGTTGGTTTAGATAACCTTACAAAAGAAAGACAACTTATAAGGTCAGCAAGAGAACAATCTTCTTCAGAAGATGATAAAAGAAAAGTTTTAAGACCTTTATTATTTGCTGGAGTATTAATCGAAGGTGCTGTAATTTCTTATGAAAGCAATCTTGCTACAGGCGGTATAGGAGCTAGATACTTAGGTATTGGTTCTAGTATTCAATATAGAGAAGATAGTGTAGCAGTAACCTTACGCATGGTGTCAGTAGCTACAGGAGAGATACTAATAGAAGTAATGACTGAAAAAACTATATTTAGTTATGGCAAATCAGAAGATGTATTTAGATTTATTGAGATGGGAACAGAACTTGTAGAAGTTGAGTTAGGTAATTCTCGCAATGAATCAACAACAATAGCACTTATGAAATCTATAGAAAGTGCTGTGTTAGAATTAATTAATGTCGGTTACGACAGGAGTTTTTGGAAACATGAAGAAATTAAAATTAATAAGCCTGATTGCGATGCTGATTGCATTGCCGATATTCGGGGCTGATAATGAAATATATGTAGACCAGTCTGGTACTGGTGCTAATATAGACTTAGAACAATTAGGAATATCTAATATTATAGGTGGTTTAAACTCTACAGCAGGCAGTGTAAATCCTTTTGACTTAGATGGAAATGCCATGACACTAGACATTAACATGATTGGTGCTACTAACAAGTTTCTTGGTGATATATTTGCAGACAGTTTTACTGGCGTATATAACTTTACTGGTGGTACTAATACATTTACTATTCAAGTAGACCCAACAAATTCTAATAGTTCAGACGGCTCTAATCAAAATGTAGCTGTTACTGGTAGTGGTAATACATTTACATTAAACCAAGGTACAACGGCAATAGCCGCATCACTTGATTTAGATTGGATTATTCAAGGCTCTAACAATACAGTAACATCTAACATTAATATTGATGGTGCTACTAACTATATGGATATAGATGGTTCTGATAATACAGTTACTTATACAGGTACTGGTGTTAATGCTTCAGCAGGTGGATATTTTTATTTAGACCATACTGGAGGTTCAAGAACATTTAATATTCAACAACTGAGTACCCAAGATAATGACTGGCTCAAAATTATGTCAATCTCTGGCACTTCTGCTTCTACTGTTTGTGTCGTTCAAAACGACCAAGGTACAAGCACAAGCTGTTGATATTGGAGACATCTCTGAACTAAACGGTTCAGCCCAAATAGTAAGAGACAAACCTTACGATGCAAATTTAAAGTTTGCTATACAAAGCAATGATGAAGCTATCACGACTAATGGCAGAATGGCTATTACTTTTTTAGATGATAGTAAAGTAAGCTTGACAGAACATTCGCAATTAATAATAGACGAGTATATATTTGATGCAGACCCAAGCAAATCAAAAATGGCTCTAACTTTTGGTCTTGGAACAGCAAGATTTATTACAGGCAATCTAAATAAAATAGATAAACAAAATATTACTCTTAAAACTCCTACAGCCAATATAGCAATAAGAGGTACAGACTTTACAGCTACAGTAGATGAACTAGGTCGTAGTCTTATTATACTATTACCAGACGCTCTAGGGCTCTCTAGTGGTGAGATAGAAGTAGTTACTGCTATGGGTACAGTTTTATTAAATAAGCCTTACGAAGCTACTACAGTAAGCGTATTTGAGTCAGCACCAAGCAAACCAGTTATTTTAGATTTAACATTAGATGTTATTGATAATATGTTAATTGTTACTCCTCCTAAAGAAGAAGTAGTTATAGAAGAACAAACAGTTTTAACTAAATCAGAAAATTTATTAGATTTTAATGATTTAGATATAGATTATTTAGCAGAAGATTATCTTAAAGAAGATAGTTTAGAGTTTAATGAGTTAGATATTAATTTTTTAGATGTTAATTATTTAGAAGATTTATTAAATGTTTTAGATGGATTAGCTATAACTGAAGAAGAGGACCAATTAGCACAAGCTACAAGTACACAAATATCAGGAACATTATTAGGTAAAGACCCAGATACACAGATAACAACTATAATTACAGGACAAGTTGTTAGTTTAAGAAGAAGTGTTAATGAAAGTGTACAGTTAGATTTAGATGGAAATAATGCTTATACAGTAATATTTATACAAGATGGCATTTCTAACATAATAAAAGTTAATGGTGGTAGTGATTCCACAATAACAATAACTCAAAGTGATTGATGAAAAAATTAATATTACCAATACTTATAATACTTTTATTGCCATTAATATATCAATCAGTACCAACAGAAATATTAAAGTTAAAAATATTTGATACGTTTGTAAAAAAACAAGAACCATCAGGTAATTTTGTAATTTTAAACATTACAGAACAAGATGTAGAAAATGAAGGTGGATATCCATTTCCTAGAAAAACACTTGCACAAATACAAGTTGACCTAATTAATGAAGGTGCTATTGGAGTTGGTTGGGTAATATCTTTTCCACAAGCAGATAGAATGGGTGGTGATGAAGTCTTTGCACAAACACTTGGATATGTACCATCTGTTATTGCAATGTTTGAAGATGGTAAAGGTAATTATCCAAAACCAACAGGAACAGTTGTAAAAGGTAGTCATGTTAGTGGTATAGTATCTATGGGAGTTAAGGAAAACCTGAACACTCTAAAAGATAATACACTGCAGGGTCTAGCCATTGCTCCCACCGAAGTTGACCAACTTGTTCGCAGAATACCATTACTTGTAAGCACTCCAAATAATAATTGGATTCCTTCTTTTGGCACACAAATATACAAAGCATTGTTTAGTGTTAAAACTTACATTATAAAAACTAATGATAATGGTATAGAAGAAATATCAATTAGAGGAATACCACCAGTAAAAACAGATAGTCTTGGTCGTAAGTGGATTAGTTGGGTTGATACACCACAAACAAATTTGAAAGATATGAATGTTGCAGGTAAATTCGTATTTGTTGGAGTTACAGCAAATGGCGTAATGCCACAAATAGCTACACCAGTTGGATTATTAGAACCACATAAGATACAAGCAGCACTAGCAGAATCAATCTTAATACAAGACAGTCCTTATATACCTGATTGGTCATTAGCTGCTGAATTATTAATTCTAGTGATAACAGTAACTTTTGTTTGGTTGTGCGTAAATATTTTTGGAATGACGGCAGGAATAACATTAACCAGTCTATTATTCTTTTCAACAATATTTTTTGGACACTATCTTATACAGCGTGGAATCTTAATTGATGTAAGTTGGACTTTAATATCACAATTTATTACAGCTTCTATAGGCTTTTATCTTAGATTTAGAGAGCAATATAAATTAAGACAACAAGTTAAAAAACAATTTGGTAAATATCTTGACCCTAGAATGGTTAAAAAATTACAAGATAATCCAGAGCTTTGTAAAGTAAATGGTAATAGAGTTGACTGTAGTATTATATTTACAGACCTAAGAGGATTTACTAGTTTATCTGAATCGGTAGAACCTGAAATGGTTACATACATTATGAATAATGTATTAGATGTACAAGTAAAAGCAGCTAATAAATATTTTGGATGTACTGATAAATTTATTGGTGATGCAGGTATGTTTCATTGGAATACAATAATTCCACAAGATGACCACCATAATTTAGCTTTGCAAGCAGCACAAGAAATAGAAAAAAACATAGACCAGTTAAATATTAAATTTAAAGAAGAAGGCATACCTGAGATAGCAATAGGTATTGGAGTTAATAGCGGTATTTGTATTGCAGGTAACTTTGGAGCGACTGATAGATTTGCATTTTCTCTTATAGGCGACCCATGTAATGTTGCTGCAAGATTAGAATCAAGCACTAAGGTTGCAGGAGTAGGAACATTAATAGGCGAAGAAACTGCCAAAAAGTCTAAATTTAAGTTAAAATTATTAGAACCAATAGAGGTTAAAGGCAAGTCTAAACCATTACAGGTATACACATGGGGAAATGATGAGTAAAGTTTTAATTGGAATAATAGTAGTTTTAGTATTAAGTAGCTATTTGTTATGGAATGAAAACTCTAAACTATCTGCTCTTAATCAAGCTTTTGAACTAAGAAATCAAGAACAAAAATTAGCTATAGAATCATTGCAAAATGATTTTACTTTGCAAACAAATAGTTTGTTACAAATTCAAAGTCGTAATCAAGAAATAGAACAAGAAATGTCAAGATACCTTGACATATTTAAACGACATAATTTAACTAAACTAGCATCAGCTAAACCTGGTCTTATTGAACCTCGTATTAACAAAGGAACTAAAGATGTATTTGATAGCATTGAAGAAGATAGTCGTAACATCGACAGTCTTGATGATGGCTTGCAGTTGCAGTCTGATACCAAGTAAACAACAGGTTGAAGTAATATCTAAACCTATAGAGAAAACTATAGTGCAACCTATAATGCCAAGGGAAATAGATTTAAAAGACCCTTATTGGTATGTTGTGTCAAATAAAAACATTGATGAATTTTTAGTACAAATAGAAAAAGACCAAGGACAGTTAGTATTTGTTGCTATGTCAGTCTCTGATTATGAGTTGATGGCATATAATATGCAGGAATTAAAGAGGTATATAAATGAACTTAAAGAAGTTGTCGTCTATTATAGAAAAGTTACTACAACAAAAGAGGAATAAAAGTATGAACATATCACAAGAAGGTTTATCCCTTATTAAAAAATTTGAAGGTTGTGAGTTAGAAGCATATCGTTGTGCTGCAAATGTTTTAACAATAGGGTATGGCTCAATTAAAGGTGTCAAAGAGGGTGATACTATTACTCAAGAAGAAGCGGATAAATTACTTTTACATGAAATGGATGAATATGAAGGTTATATAAATGATGCTGTTACTGTTGATCTAAATCAAAATCAATTTGATGCTTTAGTATCATGGGTATTTAATCTTGGTGGTGGCAATTTGAAATCTTCTACTATGTTAAAAGTTTTAAATTCAGGTGATTATGAGAATGTTCCTGCACAAATTAAAAGATGGAATAAAGCTGGCGGTAAAGTATTAGAAGGTCTTATAAGGCGTAGAGAAGCGGAAGCTTTGCTTTTTTCAGGCAAGGAATGGCACGAGGTTTAATTAATGCCATTAGCTAAATATGTATTTAAACCAGGAATAAACAAAGAAGGTACTAATTATAGTAACGAAGGCGGCTGGTTTGATGCAGATAAAGTTAGATTTAGAAAAGGTAGACCTGAAAGAATAGGTGGTTGGAATAAATATACAAGTGATAGTTTTATAGGCACTTGTAGAAAACTTAATGTATATAGAG